TTGTTTAATTTTGAAGCGACACTTTCAGCCCAAGACTTTCCAGCATCTCCACCCCAAGCATCCCAAGCAACACGACCTGCTGATGGGAAACCCTTTTCGCCTTGGTTAAACCCCTCGGCTTTTTTATCAACTTCGTGACGAGCAAAAAAGCTCACCATACGCATAATGGTATCGGTTGATAATCCTTCTCGTCTTGAAAGTTGTCCTGCTCTTGTTCTACCTGTGCTAGTAAAACCATCTCCAGCCTTACCATCTGCAATCCAGCCAAGTGCGCGTTTTGCTGCGCTCGCTGCACCCGCAGGTGGAACAAAAGTTTCTGACATAAGTTTTAGGCTGAGTAGATAACTGAAACTGCGCCTGTTGATGTACCTGCTGCTGAAACTGCATAAATAGTTTCGTTACCGTGCATCCACACTTGATATGTGCCTGATGTAGCAGCGATTAAATGACCACCATTTGCGCCTGATGCTGCTGTGACGGCAGAATCGCCAAGATAGACTGCTGCAGTATCACGGTTTTGGATTGAAACTGCTACATAGCCAACTCCGTTAGGAAGTGTGACTAAAGGTGTTGGGGTTGTGCCAACTGTGATATTTGTATGAATAAGAGCCATTGTTTTCCTTATCTCGGATTATGTTAAATTGTAATGCTTATTTCATCCGTCTGCGTTTAGAGCTTCATCCAAAGCAGCACCGTAATCAAATGTTGCATAATCTGTTTCAACAGGCATTGTAGAACAACGGCAGTTTGGATGAACTGGTAAATCATCACCTGTCAAACCATTAGAGAATTCACCATCTACATCTGTTACTTCTCCGTCAATGTCACATTCTTCATCATCGGGGTCAGCAGCAACCCATTGAATCTGCGCTACTCCTAGTGCTTGATAAGAGTCCATAGTTGCAGCATTAGCAGCGCGTGAGCCTTCGGTTAAAGCAATAGTGAGTGAGCGTTCAGGGCTTGCTAGTGAATCTTGAATAGATGAAGCAAGTTTTGTAGGGCTTAATCCGACTGCAATTCCATCGGCTAGTTGAGTACCTAAGCGGTCATAACTAGTGTTTTTNATATCTAATGACACGATCTTGATGCCGTTAAGCAGTTTCTCTAACCCGCCCGGTGGCTTTAATAGTGCAGAAGCGGCAGCGTTGCCCGGCTTCCAAGTATCCCAATTCACTACTTCCTTGAGTGCGTTTNTAGCAAATTCGCTTGGATTCCAGTTATGCGGTGGGTTCTTTTGAGCCTTCTTGTTGCGTTGAACNTTGCCAAATGCCTCATAGGTCGAAACAACGCCAGTCACATACATATCTGCGTAATGTTTCTTGAGTATTAGCTCTAGAGTGGTTTGATCTAGCGTGACATTGTGCATAGCCCACGCGCGAGCGCGAGCGCGGTCTTGAGCAGGGTTATCAGACTTAACCGGGTGAGTAAGTGCGTAATCTAAGATGACCTTCTTCGCATCTACGCTCTTTCGGAGCGCGGCGCGGATTTTGACTGCTGCGTTAGCCGCTATGCGCCCATCTACCTGATGGACACCGAGGGTCATTGCAGATAAGCCTTAGCCAAGGAGTACGCAGTATCCATATCGTTATCAAAGGCACAACGATTAAGAGCCTCACCTACGATTGGGTCAATTACATTAAATGTAAAGTCGCGGTAATTGGCACTACCTTTTTTAGCCCACTTGAGGTATCTCTGCACTTCGTCATTGGCTGCTTTAGCCATATCAGGTGTGCCGAGCCATACAGGAGCGGTATCCATACCAAGTAGCCACATAGCAAAGAGGCGATGGTGTCCGTCAATGATGATGTTGCGCTCGCCATCGTTGAACACAAGTGGGTATCCGCGATAAGGCGTTAGGGCTTGACCCATAGACTCGATATGTTTAGCGACATTGTCACGATTCATACCGAAATTTGTGCCGTAAAGTTCTTTGATATTGACGAGAGTTAGTTGCGCTTTTTGCCATACATCAGGATTGACGATGTAGTTACCGCCATCGGTTTCAACTACTGGCCAAGGACTCTCTACAGATTCAGCCAACTTCTCAGGGTTGTCAGATGTTGGATGTTCGGCTGCTTCGTTAGGCAAGATTGCTAGTCGAGATAGCGCATCTTTAACTTCTGACTTAGATGGAACGCCAGCCTTCTCAAAGTCTGCTGTATTGACGATGTCATCAGTTGGCTTTGGCGTATCAGGTAAAGGCTTATCTTCACTAGGTAAAGGCTTAACGCTTGTCTGTGCATCAGAAATAGAAGGTTTTGCAGAAACATCAGGAAGTGGATTTGTGTCAGGGTCAATTTCTTCTTCTGATGCCCCTGCTGGATTAGCAGCATTAACAATTCCGTCAGGTGAGAATAGATACACGCCATTGCCAGCAACAAGAATTGGCTGATCGGCAGCAGGTGTGTCTAAAAGTGGCAAGCCTAGTTCTGTACGGCGTTCGTTAATGGTCTTAGCACCACCGCGTACTTCAAGATCAGATTTCTTTGCTTCTTGCTCTGTATCGTGAGCATCTTCAATCATAAACTTAAACTCAAGCTCGCGAGGCATACCAAGATATGTGTATGAGATGTTTGTCAGCATACGAGAAATCCATTGAGCAAGTGGAGCAACGCCAATACTTTGTGCCGCTTCTGCTTCTCCTGCTTGGTGACCGCTTGAACCTAAGCCACCGCGCTGAGAGAAACCAATTTCAGTTGGCAATACGCCAAAGTGACCCGTGATTGAGGTGATGAGGTATTCATCAAGCGCAGACTTAAACTTTTCTCCATAGCCTTCGTAGAATTGAGGTGTTAGACCTGCTGGCAAGATGAGAGCGCGCTTACGCTGTTCTGTTTGTCCTGCAAGGTTGTCGTTAATGATGTTTTCGTACTGCTTCATTACCAATGGGTCGTTACCGAAGTCAGCATCAGAAGTCAGCATCATTTCAGGTGTTACGCCATCGGTGTATTCAGCGCGTAGCCATTGCTGACGGCGCAGGTAAAGGTCGAGCAAAGGTAGAGCGCGTTCTACAGGTGATGAACCATAAACAGAGTTAGCTCTACGGTTGCGAACAAAGTAAGACAAGTCATCTGATGTGAACTCACCATCTGCATTAGGGTCATCGCTATTTGCTTGGAACTCTGTGCGAGGGAAGCCGTAAAGAATTTGTTGGTAAGCGGCTTGTGGAGGCATTGGGCGCATACCGCGATCATCAAGCATTGGCTTAATAGTTGAACCATCAAGAATTTGGAATCCGTATAAATCTCCACCAACAGTCTTTTGAGGCCAAATAGCCCACGCATCAAGCACAAGGATTTCCTCAAGTGCCATCATCATCCAGTCAATGAAGGTCAATCCATTTGAGCGATCAGGGTTCTCCCAAAAACTTCTTAAGCGGTAAATATCTTCTGAAAAATTTTGGCGCGCGGTGGACATAGCGCGTGTGTGATCGCCACCAATTTCAGCAATGATCTTCTCTGAGGCATTTTCTGAGATGACAATGTCCCAATCCATACCTGAAATCTTTGCCTTAAGAACTTCAATACAACGGCGAGCAATGTCAATCTGTTCTGCTGCGCCTCTAAGAGTTTTGAACTGTACGAGCTTCTGCTCACTACCAATGTTTAAGTTTTGCGCTACTTGATATTCGTAACGGCGTGGGTCAGGTCTGCCATCAGGTCGTAGTGGGTTAATCGCGCCCGGCAAAATAGGTTGTCCGGGGCCAAATGGCACTCCTGACATAAGAGGGTTACGCAATAGCGGTGTCTGTTGTCCGTAAGTCTGATTCTGATTAGCGTTACGCATATCTTGTTCGCTCATCACAACTGCACCTGCTGGTAAATTTACATTTGGTGCTTTTTCAATCTGATCTGCTACTGCTTTTGCTAGACGGTCAATAAGACCCATTTGTCTGCTCCTCTAATGCCCCTTTTGGTTCAGGCTTCCGTAATGATAGCGGTTTTACAGCGTGGGCATAATTTTGTTCCACGAACTAATGGCAATCTACAAGATGGACAGAAATCTGCCATTGCAGCAAGCGAGCGCAACGCACCTGAGTTAGACATCAAATCAGTAACAGCCCACACCATTGCATCCATACGATCGGGAGATGAATCGCTATCGGGTTCCCAAGTAACTAACTGATCTTCAAGCTGAGTGAAATTACTACCAACCATATGAAGTCTTAATTGTTCGCTAAGTGCTGATATTGGTTCGGCTCTTACTTTCTTACCGCGTGATGCGTGAACCTTGCGATAAGGAATAGTTGAATCTACTTGGCGCAATAGGGCTTCGATCATATCCCCGCCATTGTTGGCTTCACCGATAATCCTGTCGCACTTGTGCTTGCGATACATCTCAACGGCTTTACGCGCCCACGCTTCGGGAGTTCCACGCATAGTGGCATCTTCAAGAATGTAGTAATGCCCATCAGGGGTAGCACCTGCAACTACTATGCCTGTTTCATCGCTTGACTCTCCACTAGTAACTGCCGGGTCAATAGCAACAACCACCCTGAAATACGGTGGGGCATCTTC